AATCAATCTTTTAATAATAAGTGAAGTTGAAAAACTTACTTATGAATTTATAAAAATAAGCCGATAGCAGGAATTGAACCCGCAAGCATCCTCATTACAAGTGAGGCGTTCTCCCAGTTGAACTATACCGGCAAATATTATTTTGGAGCCCCTAGTAGGATTTGAACCCACGCACCGAGGGTAGAAACCTCGTGCTCTGATTCCAGACTGAGCTATAAGGGCTTTAATCTTTTCTTTGAATCATTGTATAAAATATTCTTGGTATTAAAAGTATTACAACAATACCCATACTAATAGGGTGTCCGTTAGTAATAAATAAAAGACTACCTAAAATCATCAATATAAAAAATGACCATCTATCAACAACTTTATTAATCATATTATTTATATTCAATAACCAATTCATACAATTCTCCAATAATTTAAAATATTAGCCGCCTAGGTCTCCAGTTATTCCCTGACTCGGGAGACTCCACGAATGTCAGGCTAGATGCTTTCTTGTCACGGTTATGGAAAGCCCACGATTTTATGGAGCGGACAGGCGGAGTCGAACCGCTCATATACAGCTTGGAGGCTGCTTCTTGATTCCCTCAAGTTAACTATCCGCTTAATTTTTTATTTTTCTGCTTTTTTCTCCAACATTAATTCAAAGAAATCTCTTCCTGATTTAACTGAATCAAGGGCAGCTACCAAATCCCAATCTTGCCCAAATGTCTTATTCAGGTAATATACTGCGCCTTTAAGGAATGTATGAATTATAGGACCATCAACTAATTCAAGATACCACGGAAGTTTAATCAAGTTATCAATTGTATTTGTTGCAGCTAAAAGTTTTTCTTCATTCTTCAAAGTTGAAGTTATTTCTGCTGCTGCAATTTCAACTACCAATACAACATTTTGAGCGAATTTTTGAACTGCTCCAAAGTTTGCCATTATTTCTTCTATTGAATCCCACTCACTTAATTCATCCATTGATTCTTTAAGTGCTACTGAATCTATAATAATTTCTTCAATCTTCTCTTTGATTAATTCAAAACCTTCACTCATGATAATACTCCTTTTTAAAATTAATAATTATATTGGTGGAGACGGAGGGAATCAAACCCTCTGCTTCCGAGTGCAAACCGGATGCCCCTACTCATAGCACGCCCCCAAAAATCGTGCCGGTGCTCTTCCAAACTGAGCTATCTCATACCTTTAATCTCGCCGATCAGGATTTAAAGAGAGAAGGAATTGAACCTTCGCCACCCGGCTTATTTATTAAATTTATTTTATGGACACCCCTGAGAGGATTTGAACCCCATCTTTTCATTCGTAGTGAAATATTCTTTCCAGTTGAACTACAAGGGTAAAAATTGGTCAGGCGTGAAGTTCGTGAAGCTCCATTGATTCAGGTTGGTAGACCTGATCCTCTACTTTAAGGGTAACGCCCGTCATGTGTTGGTCGGATGGATAGGAATTGATACCTACATCACCTTCCTGTGCGCATCGGGTTGGTCCCTACCGCCTCCAGAATGGAGTTTTATCTTAAACTACCTTCCGAAATATTTTTAAATTAAACCTTCTAATGACCAAGTTGCAATTAATCCATTAAAAGGTTTAAAATTATTTCCATTACGATTTGAATATTCAGCTCTTAATTCAATATTGCCAGTAATTAAAATAGCAGGAAAATTCATTCGTGTACTTATTATGTTTAATTTTCTGTGCATAAATGTTTCAAACTTTAAATTATTTAATTTTGGTTTAACCGGTTCAAGTTTAATGACTCCTAGTAAACCTTCAGGACAACTAAATGTAATATTTGCTATTTCACGCTGTGTCCCTGTAATACTAACTGTTGCGGTTATTTCACTACCTATTTTATGGGTCCTGATAAGAGGTTCCATAAATACCTCCAATTAAATATTATCGATAACGCTACAGGTACCTCGTATTGAGATACCTTAAAATCGTTTTGCAGCTACTAAATATTACGGTTGAATATAATCAGGATTAGATTCCCAAGGGGTGTCGAGAATTTCATCAGCATCCATTGTTCTATCTTGATTTTTATTAATTATTGAATTATTCGGGTCGGGATTAGGTCCTGTATAAGTTACTTCATAAGGAACCTTCTGCGCGCCTGTTCCCTGACATGTAGGGCATATGCGGTTTTCGTCAGTACCTTCAACGATTACCCATTTAGCACCAGAACATTGTGGACATGCTTTACCTGTTTCATAGAAACTTGAAGCATTAAAATTTTGACCAGCCATTTTTATTCTCCTATCATGAAAAGTACGCTTTTATATTTATTCATTGAAAAAAAGAAAAGGATAAACCTAATAAAAATCGCTTTAGATTAAGTTTATCCATCTCTTTTCAAAAAGAAATAAAGAATGGCAACTTTATTTCTCACCAGGTTCTTTTCTTTTATAAGTTTTATATTCTCCAGTGTATTTAACATGTATAAAATCTTCAGGTATTACAATTTTAACTGTTTCTAATTTGCTTTTTAAATAATATTCACGATCAATTGATCTATTTATAACTACCTTAGGACCAAACAATAAGTATTTTTTTATTTTAATTTCATCTACATTAAGATTTAAATAATTTTCTGGATTATTAGGATAAAAACGAAGATATTCATATTCCATTTTATCACCAGTAATCACAAAAGAATTATCAATTTCAACCATTTCAACATTAGTAATAACAAAGTCAGTACATGACCATTCAGGAGGATTTAATGTGAGTATTTTATTTTTAAAGTCAATTAAACATTTTTTAATCTTATTTTTATTATCTTTGTCTTTATCTGTCATCACCAGATCCTTTAATTACTCCTCTGTCCATTCGGTCAAAGAGTTTTTGAATATTAGCATAAGCTATTGATTCTAAATCAAGATTAAGTTCAGATGCTACATTACTTACATACCACAATACATCACCAAGTTCTTTTGCGATAGCAGCTTTCTTAATGGATGTTACTTCTCCATTATCATCTCGCATAATTTTTTTAACTTTTTCACATACTTCGCCCGCCTCGCCCGCCAATCCTAATGACGGATAATAAAGATTATTACCCATTTCAGGATATACTGCGGTACTTCGTGCTTTTTCCTGATACTCTTTGAAATCAATCATATTTCATAACTCCTTATTTTAAATAATAAATTCCTTTAAAAATAAAAACAAGATTCTAAATAGCAGCCTGCAGTGAAGGTAGGCGGAAGAAAGCGCCATCACTCAATCAGGATTTTTACACGGAATCATTTCTGATTTACCTTAACTTAATACTTCAATACATGATTCTTGACATACCCCAGGTTTTTACCCTGCTTGGGGGAACAGTGAGTCTTATTGGGTTTTTAATCTTGATGCTTGAAGAAGTTCACGTAAGTTAGCGATATTCTCGCTGATCTGTTGTCATATTGTATTTTACCTAAATACGGAGGTTCTTCTAGTTTCCTTTTTTACACTACCAAAACCTTGTTATTTTGTTTCAATTAAATCTGTAGTAGCATTAATAACTTCAAGAGACTGAGTGATTGAATCTTGAAGATCCATCCACTTTCTCATATTAGTATTTTTAGTTTTTTCATCATACATTCTTTCAACACGAGGTCGAGGAGTTTCACCTATTGATACATGTCTCATTTTTGTAGTAGCTGCTTCGTCATTAAGTGCTCTGAATGTATTGATCATTAATCTACAACCTTTTCTTGAATAGAAAAGAAAATCCCTTATAGGTGCAGACATACCACCAATAGTAACAAATGTAGTAAGATTGGTTCTCTCAAGAGCATTATTTAATTTTACATACTCAGTTACTAAATCTGTATTAGACTGCACTATTTTCTGTAATTCTTCTTTTTGTTCTTTCTCATCTTTAAAAGAAGGTCTCTCTGTTGATACCATTGAAGCATATTTTGTTATATCACGTTCGTTATTTTCAATTCTCTTTTCAATAACACGCATTCTTTTTAAACATTCAATAATTTTCATTTTTAATCTCCTATATGTAATAATATACCATTTTTAATATTTATTCTAAGTTATAAAGTTAGTCATCTTTTTAAATCTTCATTATCTAGTTTATATAATATATTCTCAGTATCCGATAAACTATTTATTACTTCAGACATAACTTCCCCTATATTAAAAATTTTATTAAATTGACCAAAATCTAAATCTTTAAATTCAGATTTACATTTTTCAAGATTTTTAATCATTTCTAATTTATCAAAATTGCTACCACCTTCAATTAAAGTTAATAACATGGCGTATGATAAAATTGCATTGTTTTTTTGAAGTTCTTTTACTTCTTCAATATTGGACCCTTGATTAAAACTTACTTGTGCTTCAGATGCCTCATAATCACAATTTATAGTACTCCTGTTCACTCCTCTAAATGTTGACATTTCACAATTCCCTATTTATAGGTTCTTCATCATCATCTTCTTTTATAATAATGATTCTATAATTTTTTGTATTATTAGATGATAATTCTTTTAAGAGAATTACTGATATATCATCTTGTACATCAATAATATTTGTATGACTATAATCTTTATCGAATATCATTTCAGACATATTCAATTAAACCCCCCTATTTGGAATTTCATCTTGTTTTTCATATGGAAATCTAATCCAATAATCACTAGCATCAAATATATGATATGTGGGTTTAATTAAAGATCTACTTTTATAATATAATACAGCAGTATCATACCCTCGATTTACATATTCTAATAATGTTTTTCCTGTATCTGTAATATCATCAGCAATTAAAACTTTATGTTTAGGAAGATTTGGATCAAGAATAGGTAAATATTCAATTTGTAATTGATAACATATATAAATGGATACAGGAACACCCCCTTTTGGAATACCATATACATATTGATATTTATCTTTTGGTAATACATTAATTAAATCAAAAATACAATCATTATACATCTTAGGACTTATACTACGAAATTTCCATTGTTTCACAGTTTCTTTTCCTTTCATAATATTCATTAATTTTTTTTCTTATTTTTTCTTTAGTCTCTTCAGATGTCGAAATTCCTTTATTCCAGGGAATTTTCCCTTTTCTAGCTTCACTTATTTTTTTCTTTGCTTCATTTGATGGAGTTTTCCCTTTAAATCCACTAGATCTTCCTATTGCTTTTAAACTTAATTTATGTTTAGTTTCTTTAGTATGGTGTTTTCCATAAAAAGGATTATCTTCTCCTGTAAATTTGCCTTTATTATTTTTACTAATAAATTCACATACTTCTTTTGTATGTGTTTTACCATACATTCCATTATTTTTCCCTTTTGATTTCAATCCTATTTTTCTTTTTGTTTCTACTGATGTAAGCCTTCCTGTTTGAGATTCACTAATTTTTTTTAATGTTTCTTTAGAATGACAATTTTTTAATTCTTTGTTCCAAGGAATTCGCCCACTAGGACCTTCTCCTCCATCAGTCAAATTTGTCAATGGTCCTGTTTTTTTATCTAATCTTCCAATAAGTAAAATTAATAAAATTTCTAAATCAAAAGCTTCTTGTTCTGATATATTTTCTTTTACCTTTAAAATGATAGGATTTACTTTATCAAACTTAATCATTTCAACTAATATTTTTTGTTTTAAACTTAAATTAAGATCATCTAAAAATAAATTTTTATTTTCAATTAAATGACAATCACACCTTTCACCATGACCTTTGCCAACATAAAATGGTTCATATTCAAATGTATATTCTCTATATGTAAACAATCCTTTTTTTCTTGGATCTAAATAAATATAAGTATAATATTTCACATCAATAACCTTTTAATCCATTCTTCAGCCATGTTATTTAGTCCCCTTCCGGATTTTACTAATATCAGTTCTCCACTCAACTTCTCTTTGTTTTATATTTAAAGCATTATCTGCATCTACAACTTTAAATGTTGGGTTTTCAATAACACGACTATTAATCATTCCTGGTTCCGAATGTCTATATACTTTGCCTGGTCGCTCAAAAACAACTTCTTCTGAATCTAATATACTACCTTCTTGTATAATTGTTTCATATGCTATTTCTTTCACATATCCATATTGACTTCCACAAGTAGGGCAAAACATAAATTGTCCCATGTAAAATACTTTTGATATAAATATGAATACACTATCCCCATTTTTTGTATTAGGAACTTCTACTACATCACCTACTTTAAATTTTGATTCAGGCACATCAACTTTTAATTTTAAATCAATTTGCTCTTTTGCCATTATAATTCCTTTTTAAAATTTTATACATCCTCCTTCATCTAGTGTTCCTGAGTCTCCACCAGACATAAATTTATTAATGATATATTCATTATGTTCTTCATCTAATTTTTCAATCATTTGCATTGAATTCCAAATAGAAAAGGATTTTGATTTCTGCTTCCTTGTCATTTTTCCTTGGTTGAATGATTTAGTTATTTCAGTTACTCGTCTTGTAAACTCATTCATGTTTCCTGACTTATAAATATCATATAACTCATCAGAAAGATCATTTGCAAAATCTTCAACATCTTTATAAAGTTGTAATACATATAACATAATATAAATAGAAATTGGTTTTGATAATGTGCCTGTTTCTTCACTATATACAGGTTCTTTTTCATCACTTAATTTTGTAAGTTTATAAACATCAGCTATCCTATTAACTAATGAAAACATTTTATCATTAACAGTTCCTGTCTTATCAAATCTTAAATGTAATTCATTGCTTTTAAAACTCATTTTCATAAGATTTTTATCATCATTGAATACACTTATATATCTACCATTAAATGCACCTTTAAAAATTGATGAAGAATCATATGTTATTTCACAATCAATTCCGTGAAATTCTTTTATATGTTTACTAAATAATCTGTGATGCAATACATCAATAAAATTAGCTCCGCCCAACACATGAAATTTAAAAGCTTTTTTACCAGTAGTTTTACAATATTGAATGATTGTAGATAGAGGTATACAATATAAAATTGCTGGTATTGATATATCTGATGCTCCAAATGCTACGAGACCCCCTGTTGCATAATAATTATAATCAACTCCCAAGTTATCATCAAGTAAAAGTTTACGCCAAACGTTATAAATCTGTGGTGTCCTGAAGTGGTGTATATAGATTAACTTGTTTTGTTTTACTTCCATAGGCAGTTGATTTGCTCGTTCATAGGAGCTTTTATTCAACTCATATATCTCTTTGTATGATTTAAATATCCCTGCCTCTGTTGTACCAGGACCTGGTGGTATATCAAGCAAGAAAGCGTGAGAGAAATCTTCATGATAGTCATTTATAAATTCATAATACATATCAATAAATCCAGGAATATCTTTTGATGGGATTGCTCCCATTGATACTTGGAATCCTCCAGAATCAAGATATATTGTAGAATTCTTCATAAATTTTACTTGATTAAATTTTCTTATTGACTTTATCATTTTTTCAGAATAATTTTTTGCAATTCTCTTGGTTTTATAATTCAATCCTGTACCATATGAAAATAAAAATTTACCCACTGAATTCTGAATAAAATTATCTACATTCTCATGTTTAAGATACCCAGGAAAGTCATTAATAAATCTATCAATTAATGACGCAAATGTATCAACTCCTGCTAACACATAACTAGCTTGTCTACCCATTAAAACCTCCTATAAATCATGTTCAAGTTTAAACATTATCCTATCAACATCTGGTAAAATTTCAATTTTTAATAATTCATTATTCGTAATACTTAGTTTGTTAATTAACCAATATTTTATACTATTATCATATTCATATAATTCAATATGATGATAAACTGTTGTTTCAATACAATTATTTTTATATTTTTCAATATAATTATCAAGTGTTTCATTATTAGGATCCCAGTTACTAGATACTGGTAATAATTTTTGATTTGTTAGTGTCTCTACACTATCGACATATCCAAAGTGTATTTTACCATTTTTAACATCTATTTTTATAAATTTATCTTTTAACCACCCAATATAATTTTTCATTTTTATAAATCATGTTCAAGTTTAAACATCAAAGCATCTATATCATCTTGTGGTATAACTTTTATTTCAATTGTATCATTTGATTTTATATATGCATTTTCTTTTTCTCCTGTAAATATTTCAAGCCTATAAAAATCTTCTGGTTCCTTTACAACATCTTTTAAATATTGGTTAGCTACTTCATCATTTGTTTCCCAGTCTTCTGGAATAGGAACATTGTCTGATTGAGAACAATATTCAAAATCATGTCGACTACTAATAACAGTACCATAATAAGATTTTCCATTTTTCATTTTAACACTTATAATCTTATCATCAAACAAATTCATAATATTTATCCTACCTTTTATATTTATTCTTTAAAGTTAGGTTTACCATCATTATACTAACATTGAATGGGAAATACCATTATATATATTAATAAGTAGATAGAGGAATTATAACTAAAATTGTGCCATTAAATTTTAACTGAAAGGAAAAATGCTTATGACAACAAAATTTATAATTGCGAGGGGATAACACAACAGCGCGGGAAAACATATACAAAAGATATATGTGTCGCGCAGCGAGGAGGATATACAAATGAAATGTTTTGAAGTCAATGATACAATGGTAAAAGAAGGAATCACATTTAAAGGAAGAAGTTTGGATTTCGGTTTAGGAAATGAAAATTTTGCAAAAATCATTGTACCTAAATGGAGTGAAAACCAAATAATGCAACCAGTATATTCCGAGTGTGATCGTCAAGGTACATGGGAAATAATGCCTCAAGGCAAAGAACCTCATAATGTATCTCCTGAACCATGTGTCAAGTGCGGTGTAATATTACCCGCATGGGAATTTGACTACGATGAAGAACAATGGAAGCGTAGACATCCAGAGAAAGGAGATGTCAAAGAAAATTTATCATGTGTAAAAAAATGTGATTTTGCTTGGAGATTATTTCCTGTTGAATATAATCAAACCGACATGAAACTTGATATGTCAACAGGACCTCGTCCCGTAGTGGAATTAATTCCAGCAAAATCAAAATTCCCAGCAATAGTAGTTGTTTGGAAAATACCAGGAACTAAAATCAGATATAATGCAGAGGAAGCAATAAACTTAACATTTGCTCAACAATATATAAGAAAAAATTCTGCAGGAGTAGCAATGTTCATTTGCTTAATTGAAGGTCAAAGTATATATGTAATCCGTGCTGATAAAAGAACTCACCAGCAAGGGTACAAATTAAAATTGACCTGGACAGGAAATGAATTAAAAGTCCAATCAGGAGATAAATCCTTATTTGGCGAAAAGAAGATGGTGTTTTTAACAAATCAAGATCAGGTTAAATTATACCTGAATGAAATGTCAAAACATATAAAAAATTAATACCATGTAATAGATCCCTATACATTTTAAATGTGTAGGGGTCATCTTCTTTTTTTTATAAGTTCCTTTAAGATAAATATTTATAATAATATAATTCAATCCCCTCATCTTCTTTAGCAGGGAATGTTAATGTAACAGTTTGAGCATCTAAATCAAGACTATAATGTTTTTCATATTCTAACTTGCCAATATAAGACATCATTTTTAATTGTTTTTTATCTATAATAGCATATGTTAAAGATATAGTAACATGTTCATTACTATTCAAATTAATATCACTATCAGTAAATTCATAATAAGCAACTTTGGTAACATCTAAATCTTCAGCATTATGTATATCTGTACTAGAAAATATTGTTTGTATTGTAGGTGCTTGATTTGCAAATTTGTTTTTGATATTATCTAATTCATCAGGATTAATAGTAGTTAATCCATTTACTTGATCACTACCCCAACCATTACTAGATGTAGATACTAACGCTGCTGTAAATTCACCTAAATATATTTTATTCTTATAAGGAACAAGAGTAATCACATTTCCATTATAAGAAAGCAATATAGAAATATCACTTAACGAAAGTCCTGAAAATACTGGTCTCTGTAATAACCCTGCTTTTGATTTTATATAATCCGTATTAGTAGGATCAATTGTTATAAATCCATTTGCAATTCGTTGTTCTGTAATATTACTATCACTAAAAGTTTGACTATATATTATATCTCCTGCTTCGACCAAATCCCAATCAGATTCATCATTTATCATAATCAATCTACCAGAAGCAACAGCATTCCAATCAATTATTTCTGTCTTATCAGGCCATACATCAGTAACCGTAACAAGTGTAGTAGCATCATCTAATTGAACAGGAGGAATTTCATATATATTCATATATAAAATATTATCATATTCTGGTTCTGGTTTTGAAGTTAAACCCCCTAATGTTTCAATTGGTGTTTGATTTCCATAAAACGTATGTACTCCACCCATTACCAAAGCAACATTAGTACTATTTAATTTCCAATCTGCTTTAATATGTAAAAAAGTAGGAAGATCAATTTCAAATTCACATGTAATTTGTAATTTGTATGCTGGAAAATTTGTTCCCCCAAATTTTTCACCCGCATCAGACAACCCAGTAATTTTATACATAGGGCTTAATATTACAGGATATACTACTCTTTCTTGATCCATACTACGAATAAGAGTAATTACAGCATCAGATCCTCTCCAATCAATTTGATAAGGATCAACTGAATCACTTCCATCATATTCATAATTTAATACTTCATCAGGTAAAACTATATATGACCAATAATGTTCAGGTCTTAAATATCTATTTAACCCGCCTGACCACATTGTCACAAGTGTTCTTAAATCAATATATTCATACACAGAATGAACCCAACATGTAATATCAAAAGTCCCAGTAAATCTTGTAAATATAGGAGTAATCATTACCTGATCATCTTTGTATATATTATTAAATAATTTAGCCCCAAATGCTGGATATAAATTAGGATATTGCCAAAGAAAAGTTCCTCCTCTTTCGCTTGGATTAAAATCTCCTGATGGATCTAATGTAATAGCAGGAAGAATATGATCATCTGTTTCATGTTGTTCTTCATTTTTTTTATTAAAATATTCTACTGCTTTATCATAAGTACCAATCACTTTATAATTAAATGAATACAAATTATCTGCAAAGAAATTTAATGTACCCCTATAAAATGCACCAAAACAATTATTTATATAGTGGTGATGGTCAGTCTGTGATGATGTAGGCATTTAATTAATCCTATTAACTTTTGCTGATTTTTCTGGGAATAATTCACCTAATGATTCTTGTGTATCATATCCCCTTCTTTTGTTTTCAAAATTATCAATATTTTCATCACGATAATGCTCAGCCAATTTCATCATCGTATCATGACATTCAGGCGTAGATACTTGTATTGAAGATGTTCTTACAATTTTTCTATTTAATATAGTATCAATATGTTGTCTTTCAACGAGAAAATAAATAAAATCATTTTGATAATCAGTAAATGTAAATCCATATATAAAAATTAGATTTTCAAATACTCCACCTTCAGTTTGAACTTTTGATAATTTCACAGATTCATTTGCAACATATTGAATTTTTTCTTTAAATTGCTCCTTAATATTTGAAAACTGACTTCTTATATCAAGGGTATCACTTCTAAAATCTTTTATATCTAAAAATGTATCTGCAAATAATGATTGTTTTAAATCTTTATAAATTGTAAGATTTATTTCATTATCTTTTGATAAGTCCTGAAGTTTTCCGTCAGGCTTAAATCCTATTAATGTATTTGCTTTATGAAAATATACAGCTATCGTAAAATGTTTTTTTATAAATGGTACAAATAAATTATAACATCTATTTATTTTAGGTCCAAAAGTGAACATAACTTCCTCCAACTTCCTTTTTTAGTACTCTATATTAAACTCAAATTCCCAAGACTATATTTAATTTTTGTTCATAGGTTTTTATTTACACATGCATCCCACCAAAATAATCATCCACTTCTTTTAATGACTCATAGTTACGAAACATTGATTGTAAATTTTCTTTATCTATTGAACATTCACTTACTCTTTGCTTATAATAAGCATAATTAGTAGCTAATTTTTTATCTGCTTCGGGTGTCCAACAATGTATGGCTTTTAATATTTCTTCTGGAAATATATTCCATTCAATATTTTCATAATCTACATCTCCCACATCTTTATTAATTTTATTAACTATCTCAAGTAAATAGGTTATATTATCTTCTTTCTCTGCAACTTTTGAAACATACCTTATAATATTAGTATTATCATAAGTTTCGCTTTTCATACCCAATACATTAATTGCATGAGTATTAAATGAACTTGTATCTACTATTTTATTTTCTAAATCAACTTTACCATCATGTTTTTTATAATCAAATTCAAGATCAATAAATGTTTCAATATCACTTTCATTTTTAAACTGACACAAATCAAATGATTCACAATCAACTAATGATATTTTTGACTTAAAAAGGGAATTAATAAAAGCACATGAATCAATCTCATCATATCTTTTAATGATTGCATCATATGTTTTACCAGCAACTTCCTCGACTGATTTCATTGCTATTGTTGGTTTATGATGTAATTTATTTTCAATTGCTTCAAAACAAGAATCAAATATCCCTCCATCTAAACATAATTGAGCTCTCATTTTTATACTATTTATAAATTCATCTCGTGTATCACATTTAATAAAAGTATAAACAAAAGGGGCAGTTAATACTTTTAATATAAAACTTATTAATTCTTTATTCTCAGTTGATATATTACTTTTTTCTTTTAATTGTAAATGTATCAATGAATAACAAACACTATATGTATAAAGTGAATACATTAATGATCGAGTAGTTTCATCATATTCTTGTTCTTTACATCTAACAGGAAATACTCCATTAGGAATTGGGTTTTTTTGTTGAAGGTGTCTTCTTAATATTTCCTTTAAATATAATGTATTACTATATAAAATTCTGTTATAATCATTCCCACTAGTGTTCGTAAACAATGTTTTAATTTTTAATTTTTCTTTTATATGTTCAATGAATACAAGTAAGGGGATCTTTTTTGAAATCAATGAATGAATAAGTGCTTCTAAATTCATTGCATTATTATCAATTACCAATTTCGTAAAATCATCACCCAAAGTTTTTGAAACATTTTGATTTATTTCTTTTCTCCCATCATTATCAAATATAACATCAGGAATATCCATTTCTTCTGTTTCATCTTTGATAAAAGTATCAAGATCGTCTTGATTAACTTCTTCTTGTTCTTCAACCGATTCAGGTACTTTATATTCAACCACAGCAGATTCATCACTATCAAATATATCACCAGGATCAAATACTTCTAATTCTTCTGCCTGTGGATGGTTATTTACATTAGCAATTGTATTATTATTAGTAATATTAGTTCTATAAATATTGTCTAGTTTTTCAAGACTATTATGGGTTTTATCTACTAGTCCATCAATACCACAACTAATACCAAAATTGCTTGTAGACATAACATAATTATTTATAACTTGATTAAATATACTAAACAACGCTTTAAACGAATCAAATGATATAAAAAACTTTTCAGAATCTAAATAATCTTCACCTCTAGTGCTTACAATAATTAAAACGGTTCTTCCATATTCAGAAGTCTGTAATGTTTTTATAATAAGTTTAATTTTATTAGATATTAATTGTTTAAAGCTAATAGGTACATCAAATATCTTCCTTGAATTAACACTTTTCATTATTTCTCTTGAAGATTCAACAAAATTAAATATCTGCTGATATGATAAATTTATTCTACTATCAGTTCGATTTTTAAAATTTGATACTTTGATTTGAATTTTAGGTGGTTTAATCCCATAATTATCTTTAATTACAAGAAACCCCACATCTAAATTATTTGAAGTTCTTCCAAAATCATAATCTTGAAATAAACATGTACTATAAAATGTAGCATCAGCCATAATAAATATTACCTTTCAATATGAATCCCACTCATAAATGTTTCTAAAGGAGTTTCATTTTTAATTATTACTTCCTTTTTTTTAATAGGTACTTCTTCTCTTGCAGATACTTTAGATAGTTCAACTAAATCTTTTTTAGTTGTTTTAGTCTTCTTAGGATTAAATAATCCTAGAGTTTCATAAATATTATCTTTTTCTTCACTAACATCAATAATATCTACTAATAATCTAATGTCATCCTTTTTATAATAAGGATGTTTCTGCTTTAATATTTTTGCAATTTTAGTAGTTGTTTGTCTTTGTTTAGGTATATATTGAGGTTTATATCCACAATCCAAAATACATTTCTTCATGAATTTTAATATATCATTTTTATCAAGTGCATACACCCCAAAATTATTAAAATGTTCATTTACCCATGAATTATAAATAGAATTTTTAAAAAACCAAATAATATATTGAGGACCTATTTCTTTACCATCCCGAACATCATCTGGAATTTTAGTTTCATTTGACCCATCATATAACCACCTATTTAAAAGTGTATACGGGGATAATTTTTTATCTGTTTGATTAATCAATATTATTATCCTTTGACCTTTCAATATAATCAATATATTGAAGAGTATTATTTAATCTTGAATCAGTTAAATCAAGATGATTTTTTGCTTCAAATTCATTTTTATATTGTTCAATTATTTTATCATTATAAAATGGAATATATCCCTTTAAATATGACAACGCTGCATTTTTTCTAAAACATGCTGGGCATGCAAGACATTGATTAGTAGTTAATTGCATCGTATCAAATTCAACTTTAATATCAACAGTCTGTGGAGTTTCTAAAGGAGTATAACATGAAAATGTATTAGTCATTATATCAAGTTCATCGCCATGATTAGAATTTGCCCACCATCTAATCATATCTACTTTATATACATCCCAAAAAGGAGAAGTTATTTTAACAACTTCCATTCCATCTATTTTTGTAAGAAAATCAGATAAAATATCAAAACATTCCCTATTATTATCAAATATTCTGTCAGATTTAGATCCTCCTATAAATATACTTTTAGCATATCTAGATACAGCCAATGTAGTCAATATAATATTTCTGTTAGGAATAAATGCAGTATCAGTTTCCATATCACCCAAAGAAACAGATTCATCAATAATACAATCAGGTTCACTTTTTTTAATAAATTCCTTTTCTACCTCTGAATAATTTGAATGTATATCAAAATAAACTGGTTGGGTATTAGGATCAATACATTTACGAACATAATCTAAAAGTATAAATGAATCAATTCCGCCTGAGTATAATACAACTGAGCTATACATTATTATCTCCTTCTTTTTGTTTTTTAATTGATTGAAGTAAAAAATTTGAATATAAAATTAAATCAAAAGTGTTCCTTACAATTAATTCTGCATGTTTATTTGGTTTACCTTTATCTTTATCTAACATATTACATATGCGTTTTGATTTTGTCATACACACAAGAGCATTTAATAAAACTTCATAATTAGGAAACTCAGGCATTTCCCACGACTCTCCATATTCATCAAATCTTGTAATAAAAAGTCTAATTGCTCTTTCTAATATATCCATAAACGACGTCAAATGTTTTTGAATGAAATTTTTATCATGTATATCAATTAAAGTATCTTTAATTAATTCCTTATCATAAACAAGTTTGCCGTCATCAGTATATAATTGTATTCTCATAATATCTCCTATACAAAACCAAATATGATATGGTTTCTACTTGAAAAATTAACTCCAAATTTTTCAATCAAGTCCATTGTAGGACCTGAATTTTTAATTAAATCTTCACGAGTTTTACCTTCAGGCATTACCCATATTTGATTTTTATCTCTTTGTAAAGGAACAATAGCATCTAAACAAGTATAAATATATTGAGCTCCATCATTTACAAATTTCAAATATAAATGTTCATCTTTGATAACTGATAATATATGTTCAACTTCGGTTTGTAATTCAACCTCACTAAAAAACTTTGGTGAATATATCACTTTGATATCTTTATCACGTAATTCAAAATCAGATACTATATTCAACAATGCTGATACATTATATCCATTAGTTTCAATATTACATACACTGAAGTCAGTTTCACGCAGGAGTGTACGAGTATTATCTAAATTATCACGATATGATGGTTCTCCTCCTGTAATCATTAATCCGCTTGTCAATTTCACTTGTAAATTTATATCTTCGATTGAGTAATCAGCTTCACAACTAATTCTCATTTTTACAAGAGTATCACACCAAGGACAAGCGTTTTTATGATCAACTCTATCACACGCCCTATGCCGAGCAATTGTCATTTGTCTTCCTGAATCAGGTCCTTCTCCTTGATACGTGTTAAATACTTCTATCAATTTCATATTAACTCCTTTAATATTTTAATACATTTCCTTTGTTTTCAGGAATTATTGATATATCCACATTTTTATCAAGATAATGATAATCAACTCCTTTAATTTCCTCTACAATACCTTTATCACCGGTTGGTAGAAATAAAGTAATTCCATTTATATTATGTTCTAAAGCATACTCAATGTAATCTTCTCTAAATGTATAATAACGTCTAGCATAAACAATATAACTTAAAAATGTTTTTTGATCACATTTAGGAAGTCTCATTACATTAGGTCGTTTTTTCATAAAATGATCTTGTGTATAACTGCTATTATCACCAACCAAATAAATAGTAGTACCTGTAAAATATCTACAAATAAAATCAATAAATTCATGTGAAAATTTATCGCCATTCCTAGAAGGAGTTATATCTACAACAAAATAAAACCTATTACCTACAATCAATTTATCATCAGGTTCAGGATATTTAACAGGATCAGTAGATTCTTTTATTTTATTTAATATATCATCATCAATACCATCATCTTTTGGTGGCAGAGGGTTATCTAAAGTTGGATTTTTAAGCAAAAAAGCATCTGGTTGGGTAGGAGCAGGAGCAGGAGTAATAATGATTTGTTTGGATTTAGCCGTCTTTTTTGGTGTAACTTTTTTAGTAGTAGCTGGTTTATTCTTTTTCTTAGCATCTACTTCCATTTTATGTCTTAGAGTTGGAACAGGATCTCCTTTATTGACCCATGATTTATTATGCATTGTCCATAACTCGCCCGTCTCAAGATCAATATATTTCTGATGTTGTTTTGCCGTAGTAGGTCTAAATCCTATTAATTTTTTGATTGCCTCTGTAAATTTACTAACATCTTCATGTACTTGAAAATCTGCATATTCAGGTGAAATTTTATCAGTTGATTCTCGTAATTGTTTGTTTTCCATTTTATAAATCTCCTTAATATTAAATTTATTAAATATATAACTAAAAATACTTTTTTTCATAATTATTCTTTAATACCTTTATTCCAAGGAATAGAACCCTTTAAAGAATTACTTATTTTTAATCTTGTTTCTTCTGAACAAGGAATTCCTTTATTCCAAGCTGGTTGTCCTTTTTTTCCATAATTATGATTTTTTTCACCTAATGTAGATTTTTTAATTTTCAATTTTGTTTCTTCTGATAATGGTTTTCCTCTATTAGCACTACCTATTTTATATTTATCTTCTTTGCTTCTTTTTTTTCCTTTCCAATATCCATCCCACCCTTTTAACGATTTACTTATTTTTTCTTTAGTTTCATTTGTATGACTATCTCCCTCTCCGCCATTAGTTAAATTTACAAGAGGACCTAATTTCAAATCATTTCTTCCGATAGCCCAAATTAACCATATTTCTAAATCAAAAGATTCTTGTTCTTTCAATCCTTCTTCGACTTTTAAAATTATAGGTTCTAAATTTTCTTTTAAAATTTTTTTAATTTTATAAAATTTATGTTTATTACTTGATGATTTATTACGATTTATAGCTTCTCTTAAATGATATTTATATTGATCATAAGAACCTTTACCTACATAAAATGGTTCATATTTAAATACATATTTACCATATGTAAAACCCCCTTTTTTACGAGGATCTAAATATATATAAGTGTAGAATCTATTTTCTTTCATATCCGTTTTCTTTAGACAAAAGAAGTTTATTACATTTATCATAAATTTCTTCAAAATTAAGAAATTCGTAACAAGGCGCAGTGCCTCCTGGTTTTATTGCTTCACATGTTTGTCCATGTAAATAACAATATTTTCCATTAAATTTACATACTTGACTTGCTGAAGGTTCAACCCAATCAGCATTTTTATATGTATCCATTCTCATCTCTCCACCAAAAGGACCATAAATTCCTAAAGTTGGACATTCTACTCCTTGAGCTAAATGAATCATTGAAGTATCAGGCGATATTGCTAATTTAGATTTGGCTAACAATGATATACTCATAGGAATTTCTGTAGAATAAGGCGAAAAATTAAATATTTGATTTCTATATTTTTCAGGTATTGCAAGTTTAATAAATGCATCTAACCTATCCCTCATTCTAGGAGAATCAGTAATAACAATTCTATGACCATCTTCAAGGAGGGGAATAAATATTTTAGCCCATAACATTGTTCCCGGTGTTCTTATTGGAGTTGATGATCTTAATTGTGCAGTTATATATTCATAATGATTTATCTTATTTTTCTTAAGAAATTCATCTCGTATTTTATCACATGAAGGAAGAGTTGTTAAAATAGGTCTAAGTTCTTTGTCTGGAATATTTAATCCCATCCATTTAGAAAACAACCTATATGAATTAGTTGTTTCTGCTTCTTCACATCTTTCAATAACCCCCTCATATGTACAATGATAATTACATTTATTAATATAATCTGCAGAAACAGGAAATCCTATTATTTGATCAATACAATCCCAATTTTGAATAAGAGGCATATATGATGGAGCACATGTAAAATATATTTTACAAGTAGGCCATTGTTTTTTCATCCATAATAATGAAGGTTGAATAAAACATAAATCTCCATATCCTCCGGTTCGCCAAATTAATATATTTTTATTATCTAAATTTTCACCCCTATACGGTTTATATAATTTAGCAAACGGTATCATATTTGGTTTAAGTCTAGATTCCCCTTTTATACCTTTTTCCAATGATAAATAAATATAAGTCGAAAGTACTTTATCAGTTCCTTTTTTCCAAGTTATAGATGAACTATTATTTATTGAAAATGAAAATGTTTTCTTAGCAGTAGCAATTACCATACCAGGAGGATATTCAGCTAATTCTTCAATCGTTTTTCTTTTCTTTAACGATTCAGTAGATATCCCTAATTTAGTGAGAAGCTCTGGGGTTAGATGTTTCTTTAGTTCCTCTGGGTGCATTTATCAATTCTCCTTCTTTCATCATATTTTCAACATCTAATAATGATACCGGACTATCAATATTTTCATAAAGACATTGTAACAATTCCTTTTGTTTTTCAAGAATTAAATCATGTGCAATTTTTAATAATTGATCATTTTGTATATTCTTTACTCTTTCTTTCATAACAGTAAGAAATATAAAGTGATGTTCTAAAAAACAAGAAACCACAATAATATTTCCTCTATCAACATTGGTATTTGATATAGTATCATAATATAATTTACATATTTCCTTTATATTATGATTATACATTTTATAAGCCATTGGAATTAATTTCATTCTACATAAAGCTGAATAAGAATTAAATCTTTTACGATAATAATTTTTTAATTTTTTAGCGTTATATTCAACTCGTTGAACTAAATTTACTACTTTATCAATTTTAGTATCACCAGTAGACATATTACCCACATCTCCTTTTACTTTTGTTCCAATTCCTTCTTTAGAGGTTCTTTGCAGTATTAGGTAGTACGAGCCATTTTTGCAATTTCAATAGTAGATCGTGCTATATCACGTTGAGCTTTACCTATTACGCCTTGAACCATTCGATGACATTTTTTAGGATTCTTTGCTTCATCACAATGAGAAACAGCTTTTCTAGCAATTTGAATTGCTCGTCTTGCTTTCTCTTGATCACATTTAAGTGTACATATTTTCCATTTTTGACTTTTTAATCCAAACCCACCACACCTTCTTATACATCTATCAGTAGCCATTTTTATTGCGCGATAACCAGCCCATAATGGAGTAAAAAATGTAGCTCCTAATACTGTACCTAAATGAGTCATTACATCTTCACTAAGTTTAATAGCTTTGTTTGTAGTTATACCGTGTTTTTTAACAAACTTTAATATATCACCATCTTTCATTTGAGAAACATGTGTTATAATATGTTTTGCTTTTTTAGGTTGATCATATAGAGTTAATACGGCTTCACGGATAATCAAACTTTTAATTAAATTAGTGTCCACTTTAAACCTCATTTAAAATATTAAGTAATGGTTTTATTTTTGTTCATTAGACACTAGGAATAACTAGTCAAAAAATAAGTCCCTACCATAAAATGATAGGGACCTATTATAATTCAAATCAAATATTATTTTGATTCTTTGCGGTTCTTACGAATCTCGTCATCATTTTGGACTGAAACTGTACGAAAATCTTTCATATCGTTTCTAAGTTCCATTGATAGTTTACGTGATCTAAGAGCTGCAGCTTGATTCTTCTGCCCGGCTGTTGCCTCTACGATAAATGATTTAAATTTTTCCTGTAACGTATCTAGAGTACTTTCATATCCTACCATAATAATATCTCCTTAATTCTGTTTTTTAGTTACTTACATTACCAAAAGTTAATTTAAAAGTATTTGTTCATTAATATATTGATAACGTAAGATTTGTTTTGTTTTAAGATAGTTATTCCAATCTTGTATGGTATTTTTTTAATATATATATAAATGGATAATAAATAAGAAGTTATAACTCAATAATTTTAAACAAAGGAGAATCCCATGGCAAAATCAACAATAAAGCAAGTTAAAAAAATGAATAAAGAAATGGAAGTTTTAGCAAAATATCTCGAAGTAGGGGATGATAAAGCAATTGAAACTATTATTGGTTCATCAATAATAACTATATTGGCTGTTCTCCGGTATGCTATCAAATACCTGATGGTAAATGAAACTAAAATCACCAAGATGTTTTTGAACAAAAAGTTCAGGAAGTCAGCAGCTAAAATTGCCAGGTTGTATACATCTGTTTTTACTACATACTCACTGATATTCAACGAATATGAAATTGTGGGAAAAATTGCCATGAAAGCCACTGCTAAATTCAAAACTCCTGATAGTAGTGACTTAAAAGAAGCAGTGATTCACACAACTACCGAAGTAGAGAAGATGAAAAAAGATTTCAAACTTCACACAAAATCATGTAAAATAACCCTATTGAAAAAAGGAAATCGTATTTAAATATATGACTTATTTTTTCATAACCCACAAGAAGGAGAACATGTATGAAAATGACAATTCCTATTACAGCAGTAATTCAAAATCTTAATATGAACCAAGCAAAAACCGTAATGGTTAGTAATATTGATACTAATATATATATCAAATTCACATCTCATGAGGTAATAAATGATATTATCGAGATCACTGGAAATGTATTACCAACAAGTAAGGGATATCATACAACTAGTATATTTTCAGTTACAAATGATATCACAGTAAACGAAACAGACGAAAAACTAGCACTCGTAGCTGGTGATTATGTATCCTGTACTTTGGTAAAGAATAAAAAAGATGACGGGTATAAAGGAGCCCTTATATTTAATATAAAAGAAGAAGAAAAAAATGATCTCGTGATTCCTGTATTACATCTTACAAATGACAATAATAATGATCTTGTATTAGAAGGTCTTGATTATTTAACCTGCATGTATAATCAGGGTAGACCAAATAGTGAAGATTATATAAAAGTATGTAGTTCTAACTGTCCTGCCTTTGTATTTGAAGTTATAGGAAAACACATACACGTAGAAACGTGTACAGGGTCTACGTTTTCGTTTGATTTAAGCGGAAATGAAATCAATGTAAACGGAAATGAAATCAATGTAAAATGTAATCGTAATATAAATAGGCATGATAGAAAGGATCACCAAAATGACAATCATGCAAATCAAAAAGAACTTTAAAACCAAAACCTTGAAGGAGATCGAAATGCTTCCAGATGATAATGATGATATAGTTAGAATGTCAAATTGTTCTCTCCTGACAAATTCTCTTATTAACATATTGAATATGATTGAGATAAGAGAAAACTGTGGTCTTCTGATAAATCTCCTCTCTTTTGGTGAACCCAAAAGTGAATGGGACGACGTTAATAGTGCAGCAGAGGCAGCTTCAATTCTTTATCATCTGTCAGACAATATGTTTGACATTGAATGTGTAATGGAAGACTTCGAAGAAGTAGGGTGTACTTTCTCATTTGAAGAAAAGATGAACGGTACCAAAGGGATAATTCATACGCCAAAAGGTGATATTGAATTTTCCTAGTATTTAAAAAAAGGACTCTACATCCTTTTTTCTAGAAGATCCTTTAAATTTTCAATATTTGAGTCGATGGTGCTATACGGAATCGAGCTGTTTTTTTAAATAATAAAATGCTAAATTTGTATTTAGAGATATTTTTAATATAATGAATAACAAAATTGAATTTTAATATTTTTATTATTATTAATAAGTTTTTATATAAATCATTAAAATCTTTACTCACTTATCTTTTTATTGACCACATTTTTAAAGATATTCAATCCTATAAAAGGGTTTCTTTTTTTGCTTTTTTTAACAAGTATAAATTGTTTTCTTTTTAATTTTTCCCCGACTACAGTTCAGTAGTTACACATGCAGGCAAATTAAAGAAAATTTCAGAAAATTGAGAATCTTCATGTAAATATCGACATCTTCTGATAGCTTCTTCTGATACTGTGTCTGCTGCAGAGTAGTATATTTTGACTTTTACTTTATCCATACCATAGGATGACCTATATGCTTTTCTTGGACCTAGGACCCTCCCACAAGCCTGATTGATATAATCAATTCGTCGTTGTATCATTGTTAATTTGTGTAAATTATCAGGTACTTCTTCTTCTGGAAGCAAGTCATAAATTTCAGAGTAATAATTAATTATTTCATTAGGATTCATTGGATTAAGAAATATACACATTTCTTTAACCTTATCATCTAAGTATATTTTATTACTACCTTTAATTGCATCAATTGTAGTATCACATCCCCATTCTCGTTTACCTATAAATAATGTATTAGGATTTTCTTCTTTTAATTTATGAATGAGTTTAGATAAATCTTTTGAATTTTTCTTTTTTGTATCAAGTCCGCCACTGGTAATTTTAAATATTTCAATATCATCCCATTCGGGTTTCCATTGTTCCCAATCATTACTTGATTTATAATTATGTTGCCAAACATCATAACTAACCATATTCAAATATGTAGCATCTAATATTTCAGTAGTAGTTATTAATACATTCCTATAATCAGTAAACATAGGATTGTGTCTTTCGTTTTTCATTCTAAATTGAGGTTGTGCTTGAAAGAAACCAGCTCCATTAGTAACTTGTAAATCTACAATTCCTTGCAGGGGTACAATATGATGTGAATCTGGATTATTTTTAATTTTATTTCTTGCTCTTGTTATTGCATTTGGATCCATCATTTTTAAAATATTATATTCAAAACTTGTTAAGTCTTCTTCTTTTTTATAAAATGCTCGACTTAAAACATGATTGCATAATATTCCAATATTTAAAGTGAAGAATTTAGTAATAGGAGTTTCATCTTGAAAGATTCTAAAGTTATTAACAGCCCATTGTATTCTTCCTTTTGGAAACATTAATGGATTAAATTCATATATAAATTTTTCATGTTGTGTGAATACTACAATACTATCACTTTCATCATTAAATAAATCTCGTACATATTTAACAAGTCTGCTATTTTCTTTTAATAAATCTTTAGAATTGTTTATGTTATCTTTTGTAAATATACAAAGTTCAAAATTTTCTTTTACATCTAAATATTTGCCGTGCAATTTAATTTTATTAGTAATTGCATCTAAAAGATTCTTTTGTTTTACTTTAATTTTAGGATACTTCCAAGGTTCATTTAATGAATTAATACATTCATCCATAAATACTTTTAATAATTTAGGATTAGGAGAATCTCCATTTTTTGAAACAATTGCTAGTGTATGTTGTTTTACATGATTGTTTGTTTGCTTTAATTTATTTACAATATGATTACATGATATTACTAAATTAAATTTCTTATTATCTTCTTGATAATTGTAACCAAAATGATCTGGGTGACTACTGCTTGGTTTAGTTAGTTTCCAAGTTTTTTGGTGTATACTAATTAAATCAAGTCTTTCAACTCCTTCACATTTCATCCTCATTGTTTCTGCAAACCATGGTATTTTATCTTTAAATAAATTTCTCGCTATTTCTCTAGTAGAAGGGAGTATTTTTATTTTGTTTTTTATTTTTTCTTCACTCCATCCTAAAGAAGTTACAATATCAACTGCAGTATTATATTTTTCATATTGTTGATTAATTGTATTGAATGAACATATGATGGGTATTCCTTTTTTAGTATCTGATAATTTTACCATCATATCAATAACAAAATGAGATTTTCTTGATCCTTCAATTCCTAATACACAATGTCTTCCTTCTGTAAGAATATTTTTCGGGAATTCATCTACATCATTAAAATGTGTAAATTGCTCTAATACGTTTCCTTTATTAGCAATCACTATATTTCCTTTCTGCTATATTTATTTGTTCGGTAATTTAATGTTAAAAATCTTACTTTGGTTGGCATTTTTTTACTATATATATAAAAGTATGAAACGGTAAAATACACTTTGAATTTAACGACATTTTAAACATAGAAAGGCTATATAAAATGTTGTAAGTGGTAGTTTTAATTTGATAATTAATGTAGTATAATTTAAACCAATATAGGAGAAATGAAAATGACTGACACAAAATGTACGTTTAAAAGGTTTGAAGGATTTACAAAAGCTGAACTTATGGAACTTTGTGAAATGAATGATATTATTAACGTTCCTAAGTCAACTCCGGTAATTGATCTGAAAAAGATCCTTGATGGAATTGACCCTGCCCAGTTTACCATTGGTGATAAGTATCGGGAGAAGATGAATAATAATATTCATACTCAACAGGAAGATGCTAAGTCTCCTGGTGCAAGCGACCAGAAAAGTGAACCATCTACTGATGAGGATAAAAATATCTTTCGGGAGAAAATAAATCAGTTTCTCGAGGATGTTGAAAAACTTTCAGCGGGTGCAAAATCTTTTGAAGAGATGGTTGATTCAGTTACAAACATGGTTGATGATATAAGTACATCTGCCGGGATGTTTGTTTCTGATAAAGATCAGTCTCCTGAAGATTCAAAATTGATTGATGATGAGATCAAATCCTGGAAAACAAACCTGAAAGGTAAACGACTAACCGCGAATCAGTATGATAATATGATGGGTAAAGAAATGCCTGTTATGCGCAAAAAGAAAGCCGCCCTGTTAATTGGTGCCACTGCCGTTGTCACTGCCGGTGTAACCTATTTTGTAAAAGAAGCAGCTACACAAGCAGCTCCTGTTGCAGCGAGTATAAGTATTGCTCCTGCCATGATGGTAGCAGGTCCCGCAACGGGTCCTGTCGGTGTTGTTGCTGCTCCTATTATAATGGTGGGGTCAGAAGTCAGAAGTAATAAAAAAAATAACAAGAAGCATGATGAAATGTCTTCTTCTATAATGTCATCCTTCTAGCAGGGCAACCCTGTTGGAAGGCTAGTGATTAACCGGGTTATCATGTCCTTCGGAGGGGATATGATATTCTTGGTTGACCACGGAAAAGTGCCCTGTCGGTCCCCTCAATGGGGCACTTTTTTTTTTCTAGAAGTTTAAAAAACCGTTCTAATAACAACTCACATCAATTAATATGAACAAAATATAAAAGGTAATTAATTATGAATATTTTTTATACATATATCTATCTTGATCCTCGTAAAAAAGGACCTTTTACATATGGAGAATTTGAGTTTGAATATGAACCATTTTATGTCGGTAAAGGACATAATAACAGATATTTATCACATTTAATTGAAGCTAACAATATAAAAAATAAATCTTGGAAACATAATAAAATTCGAAAAATAAAAAAAGAATTAAAATGTGATCCTATTATAAAAATAATTCATAATAATTTATATGAAAAAGAAGCATTAAAATTTGAAATATGGCTTATATGGTTAATTGGTAGAAAACAATTGATTAATGGTCCATTAATCAATTTAACTGATGGGGGTGAAACTATTATAGGACTTATTTTTAGTGATGAACATAAAAGAAAAATCAGTCTTGCAAATAAAGGAAAATTAATAGGATCAAAAAATCCCATGTGGGAAAAACATCATTCAATTACAACTCGTCAAAAAATTAGTAAAGCAAGTACAGGTAAAACACATTCAGAGGTAACTCGTCAAAAAATTAGTAAAGCAAATAAAAATAAACCAAAATCAGAAGAACACAAAAAGAAGTTAAGTAAACCAAAATCAGAAGAACATAAAAACAAAATATCAAAAAGTATGAAAGGGAAAATTTCTGGGATGAAAGGAAAAACCCATTCAGAAGAAACTCGTCAAAAAATTAGTAAAAAATGTAAAGGATATAAACATACATCTGAAGCAAAAAATAAAATGGGACATTCATATAAAATAAATTATATAAATGGAGAACAAAAAATAATTAAAAATTTATCAACTTTTTGTTCTGAACATAATTTTAATTATTTTCAAGTATATGGGTGCATGAAACAAAATTTACAATATCAAAATTTTTTTGTTATTAAAATTTAAAAAGTCAATATTTCATTACTCTTGGTAAATAATGGCGATAATAACAAATTTATTCTGTCATCAACTGCAAAACTTACCATTGTTTTTATATCAATTTTAAAATAGTCTGGAACTTTTTCTTCTTGGTCAGGAACAACAATACTTTTAATTCCACTAATTTGAATTAATCCTGAATTAGTTTTTATGTGAGGCATATCATTCCAAATCTCTCTAACTTCATCAGGAGCTTTTGAAAGATCAACTCCTAAAATAGGAAATTCTCGACCTCTCATTCCCGGTCTAAATATATCATAACATAAATGATTCCATAATAACATTCCCCTAACTCCCCGAGGGATCATTTTATATTCATTTAAAGGTTTTCCATAACCTACCGGTTTACCTATTCTTGAGTCACCATTAAATGCTAAATCTTGAACCATAACTTTTCTTACTTCAACATAATCTAATATTTCATCTAAATCAGTTTCACTTTTTTCAAGAAGCATGTCGATTATTTTTTTGAGCATTTCTTTTGTAATTTCTGAGAAATCACTTCTTTGAGTTTCAATCCCTTTAATATCAATTTCATCTACATCATTTCCTTCTTGGTTGACAATATGACAAGCATACCTTTTCTTTGCTTCAAGGAAATATGCTCTATCAGCAACAATTTCCTGTTTCAAATCTAGATATGACCATTCTTGTGGTATGTTATGTCTTTTTACAAAATTACTTAACATTGTTTTATTTACAACGGTATCTAATTTTGCTACTTCATTTAATACTCGTTTAGTAGTAATTGTACCCCCTCCACATTTATCATCAATAAAATCTCCCATTTTAAGAAACATTGAATCAGTATCAATATATAATAAGTATTTTAGATTATTATCAATCTTTTGCTCGAACTCAATATCAAACTCAAATTTATCACTTATCATATAATTATTCATATGATATGCTGCAAATCTAATTGCTTCTTTTCCTGGTCTAGTAACTGAATAACCTAAGTCAGCATTATAAAATCTGAAATGTTCATTTAATAAAACACCGTATAATGAATTGGCTAGTATCTTCAATGACCATTGTTTATTATCATACTGTTTCTTTTTTGTTTCATCTTTTTCTTGAAATTTTAATTTTTTAAATTTCTTTCTATCTTCAAGTAACATATCATATATATTAAAGAATATTGATTTTTCTTTGTTATGTCCACAAAATAAACATCCTGATAAATTTATGGTAGCATTATTTTCTTTTATTATATCAAATAATTTTTTCCATGTAATAGTAACTTTATTGTTAGTATGAATTGGATCTTCTACATACCATAAGGTTTCAGTTTTATCAATTGAATCAGGATCATAAATTAAAGTAAATGCTAATTCTTCATCAATTTTACCAACCAGTGTATTAGGTCCAATATTCCAAGTACGAATTATATTAGGATATAAACTTGAATAATCAAAGTCAACAAGCCATTCATATTTTCCTCCTACTGGTTCTTTTACATATGCTCCAGCTACATCTCCCTTTATAACATTGTCTCGTTTAGTTCTCATACATAATCCTTGTCCTTTTAGATTACGTAAAAACAAACCTTCAGCTTGCCCAATTGTTGATGAAGCCCCTTTCCAGGTAGTTGTAGCAGTTGTTCTCAAAGCATTTGTTAATTCAATATGTCTAAGTTTAGTATTTAGTTTTACAATTAGTTCAACATCTTTTCTATTATATATTATATACTCGTCAATGTATTGTTCATATAAATCAAACCAAGGACATGAAAATGGATGCTTGCCTTGTTTAAGATGTTTTTGTGAAACTGCTTCAAGTGTATTACTCGCATCTTTTTGTTGATTATAACTTTTGTATATTGTTAACATATCAATTACAATATATCCTGATATAATAATAAGGAATGATTTTGCATCTACATAACAATCATCATATCGAGATAAGTCTCTTGGGTTCATTCCTAAGTTATGCATCCTATTATAAATATAGCCTATATCAAAAGCAACATTCCATGCAGTTAACACATCTGGATTTATTTGATGAAGTCTTTTTGTAAACCTATTTAACATTGCTACTTCGCTTGTGAATACTGTTAACTTATCTTTGTGTTCATAAGTTTCAATCCACTTATCTAATTTAGGATCAATTCTTTCGGGAATTTTATAAAGTATAGTTTCAATTTCTCCATCATCAAGAGCATATGATATTAATGAAATAGGATGAGCAGCTTTAGATGCTTCTGGAAATGATCTGTCATCAAAAGTATATACTTCAATATCAATAAATAATATATTTTCATTTAATATTTCAGGTTCACCTTGATTGTGCATATAATAATCTACAGAATGTTTAAGTGCAATATCAATATCTGACTCGTATGTATTAACTCCTCGTTTTCTATCTCGGTAATTACACATAACAGGTCTAAGATTTTTGAATGATTCAACCATTCTTGAATTACCACTAGCTGATTCATAATAGTAATAATTTTTTGTAGTATTAGGATATTCATAATAAATTTTAGTGTTTTGTTTATCTCTGAATACATACATAAGTCTATCAAACTTTGCATAATATTGAATATCAACAAGTCGGTATTCATCAGTATAAAATTTGTCGTTTAATCGGTATGAAACAGGGTTATCTTCGTCGTTCTTATATAAGGGAAGGGGTTCTACAGATACTTCTTTATCGGGAGTTTTATTACATATAGGTTCTGCTGGGGTTATATTCTTCGCTTCTTCTGAGTTAAATAAATCTCCGAGACCAAAGGCTAGAATATCCTCATTTTCTATATCTCCTTTACCTAAGTTTCTTCTAACTTCCATAAATCCATTTTCAAATTCAATTCCTTTATCAGATTGTAATCCCCCATTTTTATTTATATAAGAAGGATGAGGCATTACATATATTTTTCTTTCTTCCCACAAATGTGTTTGATAAGCTTTTTTCAATATTCCTGTTTTACCTAATCCATAAGTATACAATGACATATTACCAAAACATACAATTAATTTTGGATTACATATTTTAATTAATTCATATAGGTTAGATTTACAATTATCAACCTCATGATAAGTAGGACTGCATGGAGTATCATCTTCATTTATTGTTAAACATAATACTGAATTTGTAAGAACATAATTAAAGTCTTGTTCAATAAATTCTTTAAAAGGCTTTTTAAATGTATTTTCTGTAAAAGGAGTTTCATTATTTATATCTTCTTGAGTAGGACTTTCACCGGAAAATATAATATCACATTTTGATAAATCTCCATCTTGTATATTAGTTTTAAGAATACAAGATGGGGCGGCAAGCAATTTACACTTATCACAATTACCATATGACTTGGTTATAGTAAACATAAAACTCCTTTTTTAAGGGGAAGCGATCGGTTGTAGTTCCTTTAACTAGTTGGTAACGATCACCCTATTTAATATTTATTCTTAATTAGTAGAAGTGATATCATTATACAAAAAAAGAAACACCAAAGGGTTCATCATACCTCCCACTTTGGTGTTTCATTTTTCTTGTATACTTCGTTTTGTCTTTCATTGCTTTACCAGGAGGGGGTATCGGTTTTCGAAACCCTTTTATTATATCCCGGTATGAAATGAAATCTGGTACTTTGCGTATTTTCATAACACACCTCCTTATTTTTTTGTTCTTAAATATTAAATATCCTTCTTAATTATATAAGATTACTAACTTATAAGTCAAGAACAAAAGATAAAAAGGAAATTATGACATGGCTGATTCAAGGAATTTTATAGTATATGATATAGAAACTCGTAACACAACAGATGAAGTTGGCGGGTGGAATCACGTATTTGAAATGGGTATTGCTACTTGTGTAACTTATTCATATAACGAAAATCTTTATAGGTTTTGGGATCATACTGAAAAGGATCACAGAAAACTTGTTGAATATATGGATGGAAGTATTGCAGTAGGATATAATATTATAAATTTTGATTCTAAAATATTACTTGGCAATAACAGAAAATTGTTAGCTAACGGTTCTACTATGGGTGATCCCTTTGGAGAAGGTAAAACATATGGATGGAGAAATTTTGATATATTTACAGAAATATGGAAAACAATCTTCAAAACAAAAAATGTAGCAGATGCAATGCAAAAACAAGCTGAAGCAAAACAATTTCATATATCAGGATTGTTTACTTTAGATAGTGTTGCTCAAAATACTTTAGGTGGTACATGTATGAAAACTGCTAATGGTAAGACTGCACCTGCTAAATTTAAAATGGGATTGTTGAAAGAATTGTGGGAATATAACTTACAAGATGT